GGCGATGTCTTCGCAACTAAAGTTATCGTATATACATTCGGTTATATCGATCCAGTTACCTGTACTTTTTTCGGTGTAAATAAATTCAGTTTCTTCAAACTCACCATTGTAAAAAACTCCGTTAATATCTAGGCTATAAGTTTTTTTGTGTATTGTATAACTTTTTATTGTTTTTACTGGTTTCATAGTGTTATTTTTTAGTAGTTAATTTTTCGTCAAATTGTATGGCATCCTGCAAAACTAGGTACAAGGCGAAAATCCCGAAAGGCATTAAATAAAGAGCGGCCACGTTACCAGTTGCAGCAAACAAGATCAAAATAATAAGATTTAACAAAATTAAAATTGTAATTGCGAAATTGTAAGTTAATTTTTTCATAGTAGTTTTTTTTTTAGTTAGTTACTTTTTATTACTAGTTGTTTTTTAATAGTTGTTTGAAGGCCTTTAGTATAATTCGAAGCTCATAAGCTAGGGCCGGTCTTCCGATAAGATCGCACTCTCTGTTATTTACATTGTATCTATTTGCAAAACTATAGTTGTGATCAAATTTAGATGCATCGATATATACAAATTGATTTTTGACTTTTATCGGGCCGTCTAAAATAATGTAACTATACATAGTAGATCCGGCATAAGTCCCTGCATAACTATTTGAATTATTTACGGCCGGTAAAAGCTCGTTTATTTCGTTTATCATTCGAGTGATTGCGATCGGTAATTTTTTAGTCTTTTTCATAGTAGTGTTTTTTTAGTTGTTTTTTGTTACTGGTTACTTATTGTTACTGGTTTGACCATTTAGCCAATCCCCTAGTTAGATTGTCAATTCTGTTTTGTAATAATAATAAACTATTGCGGTGCATCTTTATACACCGCTTTATTTGTTTGTCTGTACCTTTAAACCCTTCGTGATCTAAAATTATCTTTGCGTAGTTTTCTGCGATTTTGATCTCTTTAGTTGTCATAATTAAGTATTTAAGTTGTTAAATGTGTGTTTTGTTTACTTCCGTTTGATTTTGTGTAAATGTAATAAATTATAAACAAGTTGCAAACAATAACACAAACTTTTTTAAGGCCCTAAATGTACGTGTGTACGTGACTACAAATTAATATTATAATAAACAAATTTTTTTATACAAATATTTTTAGCTCGATCCGGCCCAAATATATATAAAGCTATATAGTTTACTTAATTAGTCGCAAGGTATATATCTAGATAGTTGACTATTTTAATATATAGGTTTCAATATATATAGTTACTTAACTATTTTAGTTTTTAAAAACTGATATAATTACTTAATTACATATTGCAATACTTAGATATATACATATATGGATTTCTCGATACGTTGGGGTAGGGGAGGGGAGGGGAGGGGGTCCCCTACTCATTTTTCCTCTATTTAACGTGTTTTTTATGAAACCCTGGGCGATTTTATTTTTTTAATTGAAAAAACTTTATTATGTTTGTAAAAGAATTAACAATTACTAAACAATTTAAAACTAACTCAGATGGAGAAAAATTTAATTAGGGCGATTCAACCTATGATAATTCGATGTTGGAACATAAACCATACTGAAGTTTGTGTAGATGTCAAAATATCATTTGCATATTTACCTGATGTATATGATGGAGAAAATCCACCTATTATAAGATGTACATTATATATGCTTTCAGGAAGAAAAGAAGAGATAAATAACTGTTCTGTTCCATTTAACACAATGGTTAATTCTTTTGTAAAACACTCTTATGAGAGCTTAATTAATGTAAACTAAGGTACGCAAAGTGAAAGTTGCGTTTATAGCGGTTGTGGTGCTAGGAATTTATACCACCCCACCCTTTTATTAACAAGTAACATTTAAACAACTATATATTATGAATGGACATTGGAAGAAACAGTTCAACTACGATTATCTAGGATCGTATTCTTTAGACGGAAAGAAAGAAGCGGTGGTTACTATCACTAAACTAGACACAGACAAAGTAACAGGACAGCAAGGTAGGAAAGAAGATTGCTTTGTAGTTTACTTTAAGGAGTTCGACAAACCGATGATACTTAACCGAACCAATGCGAAGGCAATCGAGAAGGTAGCAGGAAGTGGACTTGTTCAAGATTGGGTAGGTGTACAAGTTACGCTTTATGTAGAGCAAGGAGTTAAGGCTTTTGGCGAGGTGGTAGATGCTCTTAGGATTAGAGATAAGAAGCCAAGTAGACAGAAGATGACTAAGGAGATAGAGACGAGTATGCTCGATGCTATTAAGTCAGGTAAAGGTAGTCAAGTAGAACAAGCTCTGTTGCGATATGAGTGTAGTGTAGAGCAAAAGTCTAACATTGCTAAAGCGTTAAAAGGATGATGCTGTTAATTATTATAGCGTGGATTCTATCAGTAGCTAACGCACCTTGGTGGATATGGATATGTTTCACAATACATATTGTAGGTAGCTTCGTAGCGTGGCTATTTAACGGTGATGCAAACAGATTGGTAAAGAAATTTAAAGAATAACTACTATGAAAACTTTTAACACAGACGAGGAATACTACGGAGACTACGAGTACGTTACTAACTCTCAGTTAGGGTACATCAAGAGAGGTCCTGCTTACTATTGGAAGATGCGTAACGGAGGTAAGGTAGATTCTCCTGCACTAAGGTTCGGAGCTTTAGTACATACGCTTATATTAGAGCCTGAGAAATACCAAGAAAACTTTGTGGTGTTTAACGCTGAAGATAGACCTGAGAGAGATAAGGGTATGACCAGTAAGATGAATAAGGCTTGGAAGATGAGTTTGGAGGAGGAGTGTGCAAGTGGTCGTAAGTATCTTATGACTATGGATCAATACGCTTTAGCACTTAAACTCAAGAATAAGTTGTTGGCTTGTAAGGATGTTAAAGACATCTTAGATAATTGTCAAACAGAAGTCCCTAAGTGTTGGATAGACTTTAACACTATGACAAAGTGCAAAGGTAAAGCAGATATATTAGTTGATGGTGGTGATGTATTAGTAGACATCAAGACCACAGGAAAAGATGTAGCTGACTTTAAAAAGAGTGCTTATCGTTATGGGTACAATAGACAAGCTGCGTTCTATCTAGATGGCTTTGGAGCAAAGGAGTTTGTATTTATTGTAATCGAGTCTAACGCACCACATCAGATAGGTATATTTAGATGTTCTGATATGTTTTTAGACTCAGGTAGACAAGAGTACATAGATTTATTAGAGAAGAAAAGAATGTTTTGCGAGACAGAAACAAAAGCAATTAATCACATTATACACGAAGAATTATGAGAAGTAAGAAAGCAACACCTTATGGTAAAAGAAGATTAAAGGAAGGTTTATCTTTAGTAACAAGATATTGGGGAGTAACAAATTCAGAGGTATTAGGAAGGTCGAGGTTAAGAAACATAACCAACGCTAGGCATTCTCTTAGGTACTATCTCTGTATGAGTGATGACTTAACTTTATCTGAAATAGGTTTACTGACTAATGGTGACCATTCAACTGTTCTACATTCAAACAAAACTTTTGAGATATTAGCTGAATACGATAAAGATTATCAGTTTTTAAAATCTATGTTTAAAGGTGATATACAACACATATTTAGTATTGATAGAAAGACTAGAATTTCTGAAATATTAACATCAGGTTTAACGATTAAAGGTAAAACTGAGGAAATTATGAACCTTTATGAAAATAGATAGACTAGATGTAGCCCACGAAGAAATCACAGAGAACTGTGACGAGTACATCATCATTTCGGCAGAGTACAAAGCAGAAGACGAGGATTTTGATCCTGTGGAGGAGTTAGTCACAAGGGCTTATGTACGAACCGATGGAGAGATACTAAAAGAAATTTTAGTAGAAGAAATGTTAAATTCAAAAAAATTTGCTAACTTCGTCAAAGAAGTTGTTAACGAGTATAATCAATTAAATTCTGAATTATGAGTAACTTACAGATTACAGGTACAATCACAAAAATTACTGATGTACAAGAAGGAACAGCTAAGTCAAGTGGGAAAACTTGGAAGAAGCTAGGTTTCGTAGTGCAAACTACAAGCGAATACCCAAAGGATGTTTTCTTTAGTGTTTTCGGAGAGGAGAAAGTAGAGAACTTTCTAAAGTTTAACAAGGTAGGGCAAACGGTAGATGTTAGCTTTAACGTAGAGTCTAGAGAATACAATGACAGATTCTATACTGACCTACAGGCTTGGAAAGTATTTACGAATGCTAGTGGTAGCGAAGCGGCTAAGACTGAAGCTCCAAAAGAGGAGTTCCACTCTGCTGATGATTTACCATTTTAATATTGGAGGGGTGTAAAAACCCCTCTCTTATTTATTTCTACACAATTAACCAAACTAAATTAAGAAATGATGGCTAAACGATTTACTGATACAATGAAATGGGAAGAAGATTGGTACTTAGACCTATCTTTAACACAGAAACTATTTTGGATATACATTTGTGATAATTGTAATCACGCAGGTATATTCCGACCGAACAAAAGATTATTCGAGATGCTTATAGGTGGTAAGATAGAGCTAAATAAGTTTCTTGAGCAAGTAAACGAGGATAAATTAAGAATATCTGTACTAGCTAATGGTAGGTGGTATCTTACAGGATTCATAGAGTTTCAGTATGGATCAAACCTAAACGCTAATAATAGAGTACACAAGTCTATATTAAAGTTGTTAAACGATAATGACTTGAATTGGGATGGCGAGATACAAGAGCCAAAACAAATGACTAGAAAAGAGTCTACGCAACAAGCTAAACCCAAAACAATATCCGAGGTAGTCGATTTCTTCCTATCAAAAGGTAGCACTAAGAAGGATGGAGAGAAGTTCTATTATTTCTACGAGTCTAACGGATGGAAAGTAGGGAAGAACAAGATGAAGAACTGGAAGATGGCTGCTTCGGGATGGGTTTCTAGAGATAAGCAAACTAAACCCGATGCGGATTATTTAGGCGGTCAACTTCAAGCAATGAAATCATAAGATGGCTTTGTATAGAATGACCTCTCGTGAGGAGGTGGTAAGCTATTGTAAGGAGATATATTCCAAAGGGTATACCAAAGGTAAGCACACAGGAATAGACCCTCTTAAACCTCACTATACGTTCCGTAAAGGTGAACTAACCATTATGACAGGTTTTGCCAACATCGGTAAAACAACTACACAATTATTTCTTATGATAATGGCATCTAAGCTATATGGCTATAGGTGGTTAATGTATTGTCCTGAGAACGAACCTGTGGGTGACTTGATGATAGATATTGCTGAGATGTACTGCGGTAAAACAGCAGATAAAGATTTCTCAGATAGGATTAATCAAGACGATTACTTGATGGCTATAGACTGGGCATACAAGCATTTTACCGTACTTACATTTGATGAGACCCCTACCGTAGAGGATGTGTTGCAATCGTTTAGCGATATGATGCAAGTAGAGCATTACGATGGTGTATCTCTTGATCCTTTGAATGATTTGAAAGCCGCTCAGAAGCAATCTAAGTATGAATATTATTATGACGCTTTGAGTAACATAAGAAGGTTTATTAAGAAGCACGACATTATGTTCTATCTTGTGGTGCATCCAGGTACTGCTGCGAATAGGAGAAGGAACGAAGATGGTACTCGACCTGCTCCGAATATGAGCGATGTAGAGTTTGGTGCTATGTTCGGTAACAGGGCGGATAACTTCCTTGTGTTTCACAGAAATCCACAGAGTGATAAGTGGAACGTAACTGAGATTCACGTACAAAAGATTAAGTTTCAGAAACTTGTCGGAGTGCCTACACCTGAGATAGACCCTATTAATTTGTTTTATTCGTATAAAAAACGTAGATTCGAATATCTCAATGAAAATGGTAGTCTAGTAGACCCATTAGATAAAGCGAGAAGAACTAACCAAACATTCTAAGCTATGGCAGACGAAATAACAATGAAAGCAATAAATTTATTAAGGGAGGCTGATCCTAGTATGGATGAGGTAGATAGCTTAGATAAGTTTATAGCACATCAGCAAGAGGTAGTTAAGATGTATAAGCAATTTAAGGACCATCCTAGGGCGGATGAACTTAAGCCTAGGCTGACCGTCTTTGAGGAAAGTGCTTTTGCTTTTACCTATGTATATACTATGATGAAAACGTATAAGAGAGAGAAGATGTTAGCTAATGCTAGGGAACTTGAGATGGCGAACGCTGTCATCGAGTTGAAGCAAGAGCTAGATATATTAACTAAATTAGATAAGGGTGACTAAAAAAGAACTAAACTTGTTAGACCGATTCGCTAGTAAGTATAAAATTGATTGTGTCCCTTCAGAGGGAAAGTATGATTTTTGGGATTTTACTTACGAGTGGGATGACAGGAAGTTCTATTGCGAGATGAAGCAAAGAAACTTTACTTTAGACTTTGCTAAGGATAGGTACACCGAGGGCATATTACTAGAGATGCACAAGTACGAGAGAATACTAAAGCGTACTAAGAATGAAAAAGCATCTCAAGGTTTGTATCTAAACTTCTTTGATGATGATAGTGTACTTATCTATAATCTGAATAAGGTTAGTATAGATAAATGGTTTTGGAAGACTATGCCCGAAACAACTGATTTTGGTAGAAGAAATTTTATTTATAAATATATTACGTTTTTAGACTACGATAAAGGAAAAGTTTTGTATATTTGACCTGTGTTGTGATTTAGTAGTTCATAACTTGGTTTTCATTGTTTGGTTAATTGGAAAAGGAGGAGTCATTTTGATTCTTCCTTTTTTTTATTTACATTTGAAAAAACTAAAACATTATGACAAGAAAGAAACTCACACCAAGGTACAACGACAATAAGGCTATCAGAGCTAAGATAGATAAGTTGTTGCAACAGAACACATCTAACGTAGCCAATTCGGGTACAGGTAGTAAACTAGACATAGGCGATGATAGTAAGGTCAAGGAGGCTTGGGAAAGAATACAAGCTAAGATTAAAGATATTGATCCTGTGTTTTACGATATAATTAAGGAGCGATGAGTAAGATAGAAGAAGAAGTGTGCTTTAAGATTCTAAAGCGTTCTGAGATAGGTAAGCAAAAGTATGGTGTTACGATGGAGCGACAAGATTTGAGTCGCTTAGAGTGGCTTAAACACGCTCAAGAGGAGGCGATGGACCTTGCGGTGTACCTGGAGAAGCTAATCAACGAGGAGGAAAGTAAACCGTTCAAATACGAATGGAACGTAACTAGTAAAGGGGACAAATAGTCCCCCTTTTTCGTTTTAACTCCCACAAGCCTCGCAATCCTCATCATCGATGCTACACGCTTCGGGTTGGTCTTTATCTTCTAAATCTTGAATCCAACTACCGAATACATCTTCGGCTACTTCTTCGGCACTTTTAACTTTTCCTTTATCCATTTTTCAGGGATTTGTTTATCTGCCCACTTGATGTTGTGTTTCTCACACCATTCAGAGTAGGTCGTTTTACTTCCTTTAAATAACTTGTTTGTGTGTCTTTGAAAGACCATTCTAATATCTAAGTCAGGGTGTTGCTTTATGACAAGTAACATCTTCTTTCTGTCGTTAGATGTAAACCTCCCCTTCAGCTCTAAAATAATACCATTAGGCAATATCACATCGGGCGTGTATTTCCTTTGCTCCGATACTTCATAATAAAGATTCTTAGTCTCGTATTCAAAACGAACACCAAGGTCGTCAAGCCTAGAACAAACATCCTTTTCATATCCACTTCTATATCTATTAGTTTTACCAAACCTTGCCATCGTTGTTCTCTTTGTTTTCTTCATAAGTCTTTCTGTTGTGACAAGAGTGGCAAAGCGATTGTAGGTTGTCTAACCCGAACTTACTTCCACCTTGTTTGATTGGAACGATATGATCCACTACATCAACCACAACTGTACGACCCTCACTCTCACACTCTACGCAAAGAGGATTACTATTTACCCACCACGCTCTAAGTTTTCTCCACTTAGTAGTTCTATAGAATGAGGTGTCACCTCCCCAAGATTTATTCTTGTCAGCAGGTTTAACTCTCCCTCTTCCTTTTGGTAGTGTAGGCAAAATTTAATTAAGATATGGTTAGTTCAAATCCGTCTCCTTGACAGGTTTCGAGTAGCTCATCGAGAGTCCGTCTAGATGCTGCAATATCCAACAAGGAGTCTGCGTTGATTTGTGCAAACCTATTGCCAAGCAGAATACACCCTCTTGTGTCGGTATTAAAGTTTCCTGAATGAATAAGTATGTATTTTCTATCTCGAACATCCTCTAATATAAAATGATTTTTGTATTTAGGCGAATATCTAGGCACAACTTTATAAACACCTTTAGGAATACAACTAACATTTCTCATATTAGCCAACCAAGGTAACTCTAAAGTTACACTATCAAAGACCTTCTCTAAGCCATCATACAAAGTAAAATAGCCTAGAGTTTGTTCTTCTGTTTCGCTTACACGGTTTAAATAAGCCTTTTTCATTTGTTGTTAAATATCTTTTGTAGTTTACTCTTGTCGCAAGTACACGACTTCGGCTCACCCATAAAGCAAAGCGGAAGTACGGCTATTAAAGCTAAACAAAGAACTTGCCAAGTAATACCTGTTGCATCTATTTGACTTACCGCTGCTACAGCTAGTACACCCGATACGGTTCGCTTAGACGACCATTTACCTTTATGGTCCTTAAACATTTCAGGTACTATTGCGAAGATACCTTTGGCTGCCATTTTACTAAATATAGCCATAATTATTGTTTATCTTTTTTCTCGTTGTTCTTAATAAAGAAAGCAACTAAATCATCTATCAATCCAAACACTTTGTCATCTTTTACAGATGGTGTCAATCTAACAATTACTTTAGCAGTAGCTAAAACAGATAACAATAACTCAGCTCCGTTGCTTAGTAAATAACTTAAAACTTCTTGCATAACTTTTTTTTTAATTAGTAAAGGGAAAGAAGGAAACAGGGGAAAAGGTAGCGGTAAAACCTATTTCCTCCCTCCTTTACGTTTGTTTCTAATCTTAATAATTTCTGCTACCCATTTGTATATACCGAATGTAACCGCCAACACAAGAGAAGTAATCTGTAAAGATTCTTCCACATCGGATAGGCTAAGACCTAATGCCGTAAATTGTGCTATTGCTACTTCTGTTGTATTGCGATCCATAATTTCTAATTTTATTTATGTTTTTATCAATCCTATTTGACAGCCATAAATGTAATTACCATATCCCGACGGTGTTACTTTTAAAGTAAAATAATCACCTGCTGACCCTATTAATTGCTGATAACTTAAAAGCGTTAAAGGGGTGTTTATTGTTCCTGTTGCTTTGTATACTTGAGTACCCGAACTGTAAGAACTTGCGTAGATATAAAAAGAATAGTTTGCACTTCCTTTTAAATCTACATAATTTACTTTATAGCCTTTAGGGACTTGGAATTGTGCGTAATAGGTTTGTCCAGAAATGATACCTAACCTAGCTCCATCATTACTAATAAACCCATTCGATGAACTACTAGCAGTAGCTATAAAGTCTACAGGAGTGAGGTACATATATTGACTACCTGCTGATAGGTAAATACCTGCGGTAGCATTCTCTGCTCTTACCGTTGATACATCTAAAATATTGCTAAACTGATTAAATGAGAAATCAGAATCAGCGGTAAATGCTCCATTGTATGCAAATTGCACTTGATTGTTAGCTCCGCCTGGACTAGTAGCAGGTAAATTAGTTAAGGCAGAGCCGTCTCCTGCAAAGCCTTGAGCTGTTACAACACCCGAAACACGATTGAATTTAAAGTCGTGAGGTGATCCACCCTGAGTGTTAGTATTTGAAGATGCTGCTAAAGCACCACCAAAATAATATTGTACATCATCACCTGTAGTATCTGATGCACCAGTTGCTCCTAAAACCGTATTAGCCTCGTAGTCTAAACCTAATATAAGCGAACCTACAGGGTACACTGTTTCAGGGAACACCTCTGACCCTATTGAACCAACCTTTACTACAAATTGATTCTCAGTACCAGTTCCTGGTTGATTACCATAATCGTTAGGTATTATTAAAGGGTTAGACCCATCAGGAAAAGTAAGAACAACCTTAGAGAATTTAAGCATCTTACCCTTCATATCGTCTCCAAGTTGTATAACACCTATAGCTAAAGGGTTTCCACTACCATCTACGTTAGATATTTCTGTACTAACAACTCCATACGCTTGTTCTTTTAGAAAGTCGTTGGTTCTTATGTCTATACCCTTTACAGCAGAGTTAATTGCTGAAACATCACTAGTTAATTTTTCTATACTTTTCGCCATAACTTAGTCTCCTTTTATTCTAAACCATTCACCTTCCATAATCTCGCTATTAGCCTTAAACGTACCACCCAAGAACATATAGTATTTTGCGGCAGAGTCGGTACTATTTAGCTTATATTTAACTATATCTAATGGTGATATGTTAGCACTTTGAATACTACCTTGTAATATCTGTAGTGGGCTTAGTTGCATCTGTAAAAACTCCTTTACTAAAAGTTGTGTAGCTATCTCTCCACCTGCCACATCATTACCTCTATAGAAGTTAGTTGTTATTGGATCATTATTTATATCTGTAATAGCAAAAGTAGAATCAGATTCAGTAACACCTATAGACACATCATCTAAATCAAAATTTTCTGTTGAAGTTGAACTAGAGCTTGTCTCTGTGAATCTAGCTTCGTTACTAACAAGTGATGTTGTTGCTTCTGCTTCTAATGTTATCTCATCAGATTCAGAGGACTTAGTAATTAAATTTACATTTACAGGTGTCATACTTCTAAAGCCACCACCACCACCTACTTTATGTTTAGTGTAGTCAATATCAGTTTCTATCTTAACAAATATATTACTTGTGTTTGGTAGTGATGGTATTTCTGCGGCAAACTTTAATCTACCTCTAAAAGTAAATTCATTATTAGCATTAGTAAATTTAATTATATCACCATTGTTTTCACTAAATTTCTCAGGGTTACTTCTAGCTCCGACAGAACTACCTGTATTAAACTTTAATGAATAAGGGCTGCTAAATGAATCTGTTGGTGGATTATTAACTACTCGACCTCTAGACAAAACAATTCTTTTTTCTGAGGTTGTCCATTCTAATTCATTATTAGCGACATTTATTTGTAAATATTTATCTGCAACTCCTGTAGTAATAGCTTTAATAGTTATGTAAGAGTGGAAACTTTGAATACCTGAAAGTATATTAAAACCACTACCTAGTGTACCTAAGTTTGTATCAGGCATTGTTTCTGTGTAAGTAGAAAACCAATCTAAGTTATAGGTTTGACCTGAAATAATTTGACCACCATAAACATAATCATCATTAGAACCAAAATCAGTTATATCTGTTTGACCTAAAGCGAAAGCAGAACCAATAGAAGTAAAAACGGTACTAACGGATTTAAACGGAGCTTCGTAGGTGAAACTTGATCCACCTAGTAGTACGTTAGTAGATTGATTTATTTCGCACAGATTAGTATCGCTTGAACTTGATGGGTTATAAGTTTCGCTATTATATTTATAAAAAGTGTTGCCCCCAGTTGTTGTACCTATGTAGTGGTTAGGTTGTATGAAGTTGTATTTACCTTCTGCTAAGAATCCTACTGTGTTAAATATTTTTAATGCTTCGTTAAAAGCGTCTGACTCTTTATATTCAAATGGGAAGTTAGTGTTAGTAGCAAAAGCTCCTTTGCAAATAAAAGACCTTAAAGCATCATCTTGAGCATTGACCGAAGTGTGCCAATCTATAGCTGTTTGCATAAAATCAACCCCACTAGGACAAGGTAAATCGCCTGACCTGTAAACTGATACAAAAGATATGATTCCTACAAATCCGTTGCTAGTATATAAGTGAAAACCTTTTCCTCCACTAGCCGCTGTTTGTGTCCAAGAAAAAGTCTTTAAACCACTTGAAGTGATTGACCCAAAGTTGTTACCTGAACCACCATCAACTAAAGATAGTGTTCCTGTTGTATATGAAGTTACATTAACTTTTGCCGTGTAAGTCTCACCCACAACAAGAGTATCTCCTTCACAAGAAATAGGCTTTCTAGTTCCTGTCTGTCCATTAATAGTTAAAAGACCATTAGATATTGTGTCGTTAGAGAATATAGACCACTTACTAATATCAAGAAAGTCCGAACCTTCTACTAAATTGACAGCAGCTAACTCAGTATTATGTAGGTAGTTTAAGTATATATTAGCAAGGCTATGGTTATCTTGTTTTCTTTCTTCACTACTAAATGTAGAGAAAAGTTGCTTTTCGTAATATCCGTATGAGTCGGTAGCTGTTATGCGAGATACGTAAGGGTATGGTGCGTTTTCTACTGTATCAAATGATGGTTGAATCCATCCGTACCACCAAATGTTAGCCGAAGCTGTTGAACCCTTATAGATTCTAATAAAGTATTCTTTAAAACCTGCATCTAAGATGTTGTATAAGTCAGTCTCGTCAGTATCAGTTCTAACCATAAGACTCAAAACACATTCAGACCCTAGAAATATTCTATCTCTAGTTGACCCTTGTCCGTTCCAAGTGATTTCAAAACCTTCACCGCCTAAAGTCATATCGGTTGATGTACCTGAGAAATCCTTTTTATGAATCTCTACGTACCAATCAGTACCCTTCTCACCTTTAATTATAGTATCTCTATACTTTCCGTATGATGCCATATTCGCTTACCTTCTATTTTTTCTACGTTCTGCTCTATCAAATACGATTAATAAGTCGTTACCCGATATTCTTACATCAGGGATAACCGCCCCACCTCCGCCTAAAGCGTGGTTAGGTATGATTGCGCCGTTTGCTCCAGGAACAAATAACTCAGGACCTTTCTCACCTACCATATAAGGGGTAGAACCCATTACAGGTCCTCCTGATGCTCTACCTTCTAAACCTCCCATTAGACTGCCTAATATATCTTTAGTGCTTGTAAATCCTTCTTTACCAAATCCTCCAAGTCCAGGAAAGCTAGAGAATATAGCTGACAATATCAACGATTTAACAAGTAATTTTAATAACATTTTACCTATCTCTATAAATATGTTACCTAAACCTTCAAATAGATTTTCACCACTCGCTACTACGTTAGCAAAAGAGTCAGCAAAAGAAGTGGCAATATTTACACTAAGAGCTGTAACACCATTATTAAATCTTTCCGTAGCAGCTTCAGCCATTGCTACATCGGCTAGGTATTGTTGATATTCGGCTTGATAGTCAAATTCTGAAGCTACAAATTCTTTTTTATCATCGGGAGCTTTTGAGTCATCTGTACCCAAATCAAATGTAAAAGCATCTTTTACACCCTTAACTATGTTAGACTTAAATTTAGAATACTTTTTATTAAACTTTTCAAAAGAGTCTGTGATAGAAGTTATTTTTGTTAATTCATCATCAGGTATTATTTCAAATTCTTTACTAGGTTGAAAGTCTTTAAAAATCTTTATACCAAATTTTGCCGCAGTATTTTGTAAAAATTTTACAGTATTATTAAATATTTTTATAAAAAAGTTACCTATTGAAGCTGCTGTATTTTCAAATCTTTCTGTGATTGCTTTTCGGTTTTCATCAGCGTAAGTTGCTAATGAACCAAATCCTTTTATAAGCAAATCAATTACAAATAAAATCCCAGCTATTTTAAGAGCTAAAACACCTAAAGCTACTGCGAATGGACCTAATACAGCTAATCCTGCCATAAAAGCACCACCTAAACCACCTACAATTAAAATAACAGGTCCTAAAGATGCTGCTATAGCTCCTGCTATAAGTATCATCTTCTTTGTTTTAACATCTAGGTTTCCAAACGCTTGTGCTAATTCTGTTATTTTACGAATCATTGGTAATAAGGCTTCAGCCATCAAACCACCCATTTCGATTTGCATTGCATTCATCGCACTTTCCATCAATGCTATTTTATGATCCGCAGTTAATTTTGCTAAATCACCCATTGTTTTCATTGCGGTAGTATTTCCCTTATACTCTGCTGTAAGGTCTTTTACTTTATCTCTATTTTTAGATAATATAATTAATTGCTTACTAAACCGTTTACCTGCTATCTTAGTTGCCCTTTCTAAACCTAATTCTCCTTGAGAAACTAAATCTAAAGTATCAGATAAACTTATACCTTTTTCTTTTAAGGTGATAAATAAAGAGTTAAGTGATGTACCTGCTCTAGACGCTTTGATACCGTTATCCGTTAAGACCCCCATCATAGCGGTCAACTCCTCAATATCTACATTTGCCGCACTAGCTGATGCACCTGCATTTGCAAACGCAGTAGTAAATGTGTTAAGTTGAAGTGAGGAATTAACAGTAGCTTGTGCTAAAGTATTTGCTACCCTAGCTCCTTCTGAGGCATCTAAACCAAAAGCGTTTAGCGTAGATGCTACTGAGTTTGCTGCAATGTTTAAATCTTCTCCTGCTGCAATAGACAAATTCAATATAGCCTCTGTCATATCGACTATCGCATCAGTTTTAAAACCTTTACGACCTAAAATCTCTTGTAGTTTTGCTACCTCTGTTGCCGTAAATCTAGTAGTTGCACCAAGTCTTTTTGCTTCAGAAGTAAGTAATTTAATCTCATCTTTACTAGCTTGAGTTACCATAGCAACTCTATTCATTCCTGACTCGAAGTCTCTGAAAGCTTTAAAGGCTGAAGTACCTAAAGCAGTAAGAGGTGCTGTAATACCAAATGAAAGAGTAGAACCTATACGAGCTGCGTTTGCTGCAAAACCTGCTATAGATTTATTTGCTTTACCTAAACCTGCTTCTAGCCCCTTTATATTGGCTGCTACAATTATCGATATAGTCTTAATTCCACCCATTGTATTGTATTCTATTTAATTATTGTCGTATCGTTTTAGTACGGATTGTATGTATTCTTTTGAAGGCAATGCGTCTTGTTTTTTCTTCTTAGCCTTCTCATCGTTATCCCAAGGGAAAGGAAGAACCTCTTTTGGTTTGAGTTTTTTCTTAGAGTGAGGTGCTATCGTAGAGTGTACTATCATCCTAGTTTGCTCCCACCTATCTTGCATTAGTTGTTCTTGATAAGCGTTAAACCCGACTAACTGATTGTTAAAGGTTCGTGGGGTTAAGTTATAAAGTTCATCACAACCTAACCCCATTCTACCTAATCCTATCTGTTCGAGTCTGTCCCAATCAATTTCTCCCGATTCTTCATCGACTTCCTCTCCCTCAACTACTTTCCCTCGCTTTGAGGTTGGTCAAGTTGAAAAGCCTCGAATATCTCGTTGATTTTAGTGAACTCCTCGTTATCAAGCCATTCTTCAATATCAGCTACTTTGTACTTAAATGGTTCGCCAATCTTCTTAGCTCCCGCCTTTAATCCAAAATATGTAATGATACCGATGTGGTCTATCTCCGATCCTAACTGATTCATTTCGCTTAACTTTAATCC